CCTGACCTTCTAGCTTCTGTTGAGGAAACGCCACAGTGCTGGTTTGTATTATTCCAGAGCGAACAAACTCAGTTTTCTTTCCCTTACGCACATTCACAAGAGGAACGTAAATATTCCCCTTTGAATCTTTGTGCATAGCAAGAGCAGCACGAACATCCACGCCAGCACGGAAAGACTCAGGAGTACGCATAGGGTCAAGCGCACCAATCTGCGTAGGATGAACCATACGGGCTTCCATAGGAATGGCGCGCTCCGAGCTGATGCCGCCTTCGCCTAGAGACGTGACGCGCATGGAGGAATCAATAAGCTCCATGGGGTTCGTCTGCGTGGGCACTGCTACGAGCTGAGAGGTGTTAATAAACTTCAGAAGTCCTGGCGTAAACGGCGCAGAGGCAATAGCACTCTTAAGGTCTTTCTTGGCCTCTATTTTAATTGCTACTTTACGGGTAATATCCCGAGCATCAAGCTTGATACGCTCCTTAAAGAAGTCATCAATCATATACAGAGACTTGAAGTCCAAACTGTCTCGGTCATCAACCTCGTCGTTATTCTTGAATATTTTTAATACTTTGTGTGACGCATCTAAGATAGCATGTGGCGTCACCGTCTCATATGGGTGCCCTAGCGTTGCTTTGTTTACGTCAGGGTTCATGGAGGCTTTAGCGTAACGACTAAAGACTTCTTGAATCTTTGCTTCTGGCGTTGTTAGCTTTAAAGCTTCCCGGCCATAAGTAGGAACAACTTTGTTATAGAGACGGTCCACAACGCCTGTGATATTCTTTGGCGCCATTTGCCGATTCTTCTCAGCAAGAGCGTCGCCCCACTTTGCCACAATCTGTTCGTGCGTAACTCCTGCGCGAGTTAAGATGGGGTAAAGAGGAATCTTGGACGCACCGTACTCAAGTTGCATCTCGCCCTTTTCAGGGTCCATGGTGACGTTAAAGTTAGCGGCACCTTGCATATTGAAGTTAGCTTCAAGAATTCCATTGGAGCGCTTACGTGCGTACACACCTGGCTTTGGACGCACCATACTCGAAACAGAGTACTCGTTACCACCAACGATGAGCGTATGCCGAGGAGTGAACCATGGAATTTTGGCTAGCGTAAATTTCTTGGCTTCGTCCGTAATTTCTCCCGAGGCATTATCCCGAACGCGTATTGTACCTTGTACAGGCTCGAACAAAGAATTGCCTTCTAAGATGGCCGTCTTCTGCTCAGAAGGTGAGTAGTCCTTCTTCGTGAAACTCAAGTCTGAAATCTCAATAGTCTTACTCCGCGACTTGATGGGGAAGGATTCCATAATCCCCTCCATGACCTTCTGCCGGATGTGGTCACGCTTTGTGGCGGCATCAACCAAGACAGGCTGGACATCGTTCGGAGTGGTCATCTAGTTCCTTTTCGAAAATAGAGAAAAACGTTGTTATAAGTCTATGAGATACCTGAATGTGTCTCAAGAGAATGTTATGGGGCGGGGAAAGGTTAGAGGAATTTGGCTATAATAGCGCTTCTATTCCTCCTATAAAATTCTGTCAGCTGTCAGCGGTCTTCAGCAGAGCCTGTGCTAACCGCAGGCTCTGCTTCTATTTTTTTGTCTTCTTCCGCAAATACCTTTGCTGGGTTAGGCGGATAGACTTTGTCTTTTTCTGCAGCTATTTTTTTCTTCTTAAGCTCTTCAATGTGTTTGGGGTCGGCAATCAGCCACATAACATGCGCAATTCGCGTGCCGTCCTTAAGGTCAATGAAGTCCTGCTTTTGTAGCAACGCTTTACCCGATAGACAATGATTAATGACCTCTTCGTATTCACGGTTATTCGTGTGAGGACAGGTATACGCGGAATCATCTGGCTGAACTGCTTCGCCAGCATTAAGAGCTGCAGAACATTGTATGCAGCTGTTGTATGGTCTCCAGATAACGTACACCTTGGAAAAATAGCAAACCCTTAATGGCTCACTAACGTGCTCCGGCTCGGTCTTCTTGCCGACAAGGTTCCCTCCCTTATTGTCGCCAAAGACGTTCGTAAATTCAAAGTTTTGTGCAGTTTGTACGACGGAGCGGAAATCATCCATATCTACATTCCTTGTGATTGCTGCTTGTTTTGTAGTTCCATACGTTGGACTACAACAGCGTACAACACAAAGTCTTCAACTTGCAACTGGTGTAACCGGCTCTTCTTGGCGCCGTATTCCATTTGAGACAGCTCGTTAACAATTTGGTCCGCATTCGATATAACCTGTTGCTGGTTATAATTGGACGGACCTTGCAAAGCTTCTTGTTGCGTCTGCTGCGCCAGGTTGTTTTGCTGTTTCTGCATTTCAATCTGGATAGCGTTACTGATTCTAACGCCGCGTAGTGTCTCTTCTTTGATACGTGTCTCTTCACGGAGAGGGTCAATCTCAAATATTTCGCACATCGTGGTGTCCGACAGAACTTGAGAGCCCGTCTGCTTTCCTGTCTGCCACACGTTGTACATGAGCTGTTGCTTTTCAAAATCATCAATCATACGGAAAGGTGTCAGACCTACCGTAATCTTTTCCCAACCCAAGAACTCAGAACACTTGTCGTCAATCCATTGCATAAGGTCGACGATGTCCGCGATATGGGTCGCGAGTTGGTTCTCAATCATTCTAAGAGTCGCTTCCATGCCACGCCCAGTGAGTCCTCCGTAGAGGAACTCCATGGGAATTCCCAAGGTGGCAACGATACTCTTCTCGGCCTCTTGTATTTCTCCCAAGGTGAGCAGCGCGCGTCCTTGACCACCAATTTGAACCATTCCCACCGGGATGGGGGCGTACATAATATGCAGTGGGTCTTTACGGTGTAATCGAAGGTTGAGGTCGAGCTCGTCTTTCCACTTTGAGAGACTAATTTGTTGTACGGGGTCAGCGACTCCAGATGACTGAGTTGGGTGCAAAACACGGAATGGTACCAGATAGTCGAGCGCAATTGCCTCGTTAGCCTTTCGTAGAATCTGCGTAAAGTGAAAACGCTCCAACGCCGCCAAGATAGGAGGAAGACCCCACTGAGGATTGATACCCGCTGGAGCACCAACTTTCATGTGAAAAATGGCATCGCGTGCAAACTTAAACGGCTTACGCGCCTTAATGGCTTTTAAGAAGCCAATAGGCATTGTGTCTATAAGGGTCTTGTGGCCCGCGTTAACTCTGCTCACAACCTGCTGAGGAATCTTGTAATAGTATTCAGATTCTCCTGTGAGCGGATTATGGTCAATGTCCAGGTCTTTGGCGTCCCACCTAATAAAGTTGATTCCCTTAGCCAACAGAAGTTTTCTGTCTTCAATTTGGTCTTCAGAAGCTGTTACTTTTCCCTTACAAGCAGGGCACGAATACGTGAACTTAAGGTTGGTAACATCAAAGGTATACGCCGTGTTTTTGATGTTCGTAAGAGCGCTGCATTTCGTGCACTTTAAGTAGCGGACGAAAGGCTGGTACATAGAGACGAAGCTATTCCCATAGACATATTTGTCCAGAGACGCTTTAATAAGGAACTCTCTTACCCGGAGTGTTTTCTCTAGTAAATCTTTATGCCGCTGCTTGAGATGTTCGTTTACGGTCTCGTAAGTAATCTTGGTGATTGGATATTCACCGAATTTACGGAGAGCCGCAAAAATGTGCGGACTTTGGTAAAAGAGGTACTCACACCAGACAAACAGTTCCTTCAGCCGCTTGGGCGTATAGAGCTGCGAGTACTGGTAATAAGGATTCGAATGAGTCCCATCCATACCCCCGTGGTAGGGGTCAAACAATCTCATGGTGTCAGTCGTCATTTTGCCTCCGCTAGTTGAAAGGATAGTATATCGTGGAATCTAAAGTGAAGTTCATCAAAATTGGTGGAACACCTGCGTTTTATGTTCAAGGAGGACCTCATGATTCTTGGGAAAGGGTGTTTGGAAGTCAGTACGCAACCCAACAACGAGCTTGGATTTTTCCTGGTTACCCTCCCTTCCGGGATAACGTCATACGTGACATCAAAGAAATCTGTGAAGGTGCGCTCTCTGACGAGGAAGAACAGAAGGCATTAGACAATGGAAAACCATTGGAATACTGGGATGCTTTCGTCCGTGAGCACCCTACGGGGGGGAAATTTAATAGCTATGAGCATCAGCTTACCGGGACGGCCGAACTACTTACGTATTACCGCTGGTATCTTAGATGGGAAATGGGGACAGGAAAGACAAAAGTCGTTCTTGATGCCCTGCAACATTTACGAGAGAAAGCAGTTGTTATTTGTCCTCTTATCGCAGTCGATAACTGGGTCCGCGAAACTGACATACACTCCTCCGGAACGCTTTCGACTATCACAATTACTGGAACAGCAAAACAAAAAGAAAAGAAAATCCTTGAAGCTGCAAACAAAGATATTGTTATTGTCTCTTATGACACTGCTCGTCTTTATGGTGTACCTGTTCTGTGCGCAAAAGCTGCTGCGCTAAAGAAAAAAGAACGCGTGGGTAGTACGCCCTGGCACATGCACGTGGTGGACAAAGTAGCCACCCTCCCAGAAGATAAGCAACAAATTCACTACCTTGCGGCCTATTACGCCGGAAACCTCACACCCGCACAGATAGACGTGGAGGTAGACAAGATTGTCGGTCCTGTACCTCCTTTTCTTTCCTGTCTGGACTTCAAGGTTCTCATTCTCGACGAAGCGCACAGAGTCAAAAGTATAAAGAGTCAAAGAACAAAAGTCATAACGGCGCTATCAGCAAAGGCCACACGCCGGTACATGCTGTCTGGTACACCCACAATTGGTGACCCGCGAGACTTCTACACGCAACTAAAGATTCTTCATCCTGCGATTATGCCGGAGCAGTGGTTCACTTTCGTAAAGAAATTCTGCGAACATTCACCGTGGAATGAGCACGTAGTAACTGGCTACAAGAACATGCACATTATCAATACGAGGGTTAACTCGGTATCTAGCGAACGAAAGTTACTCGACTGCGTTCAACTTCCTGAGCAGCGTGACCAAAATGTTATGTACTACTTAAGCCCAGGACAGACCAAAGATTATAATAAGGCGGTCAAAGAATTTTCCTTGGGAGGTGAAGAGGCGAAGATTGACCTGTCTCAGGGCTCTACACGCTTGGGTAAACTTTTACAGATTTGTAGTGGGTTCTACTATATGCCCAAAGAAGACGAGAGCGCTCCGTGTGACAAGTGCCCATCATTGCAAGCTTGTTTCGACGCAGGTACAACGCCAGGAGATAAAGAATGCGTGAAGGATTCTTTAGGTAAAAATCCTCCTCCTACAATCCTACTTTACGCTCAAAACCCAAAGCTAGAAGCACTAAAGGATTTGCTCGAAGACATCCTGGATACAGAAGACCGTAAAGTTATCATCTGGGCGCACTTCACAGCTGAGCTAAACCACATCGAAGAACTCTTAAAGAAGAACAAATACGGATACGTACGTGTTGATGGCTCCAACACCAAGAACATAAAACACTATGAGAATCTCTTCCAAAATGATAAGGGTACCCGTGTTTATTTAGGGCAGGTAAACACTGGTATCGCTATCACCCTCACAGCAGCGCAATACTCAATTTACTACAGTCGCCCGTGGTCGCCCGATGCGTGGCTGCAATCAAGAGCCCGTAACTTCCGTATCGGACAGACGTCCAAAACAGTGGTCTATCGCTTGGTAGGTGCGCATACCGTCGAACAGCAGCAACTGATAGCTTTGGCTAATAGGTTGAATATTGGTAAGATGCTAACAACCAAGATGGATTGCCTCCTCTGTTCTAACTACGAGACATGTGCGGTTAAAGGGATAGAACCGTGGACAACGCTCTGTAAATATTCTTCTTCTATGGATAGACTCATAACACAACCAAAAACTGTTGCCCTCACTAGCACCAAAGGTTTAAAGTAAGTTAAAGGAGCACAAATGAATATCACCTTCGACCTTCAAGAACTCGCTCAACTTCTGAGCAAAGCTTTGGGTTGCGGAATACAAGCAGAAAACATTCATTTCACCGATGACGATTGCGTTACGCTGACTGAAGTCTCTATCGAGACCATAACCAAAGCAGCCCAAGCAACCCAAACAGCGCAACAACCCACTAACCCTCGTATTCCAGCGACCTGGTTGCCTCCTGAGGTACGGTTAGAAAACCACAATGAGCCCGTAGAAGAAGCCCCCGCTGCTAACAACTTTGACGACGTTATGAAGGCCAGCCAGCAAATCGCGCAACTTGCTTCTGATGAGTCCAAAGAGTTCCCGGCTGAGTTCATGCAAGAGATTCTGAACAAAATTCGCTAACCCTTACGGCGTAAACTCGCCCCAGGAGACCACATGTCTGAAGAAGACAATGTCAAAGAAGAGCGTTCGTCCGACAAAAAGTTTAACTATCCTGAAAACTTTATGGATATGGGCCTCCCCAAGGGAGTCATGTCGCCCTCCCAGGTCGGTATGTACCAGCGTTGCCCGCGCCAATATGAATATCGCTACGTACAGGAGTTGGTGGACCCACCAGGGGTTTCAATGGTCAAAGGCACTGCGATTCACAAGGGGGCTGAAATAATCCACAAGAGCATGATTGAGACCGGTAAGCCTTTGGACTTCAAAAAAGGAGCTGAAAGCGTCGCCAACTGTTTCGACGCCGAGTCAGCTTTTATTGAAAACTGGGACGGATTTTCTCCAGGCGTAGTCAAAGATGCGGCCGTCAACGGATATGCCGCGTACTATCGCCACGCTGTACCTCGTATCAAACCTATCAGCGCGGAAAAAACTTTCGCTATCAAAGTTGGAGTTGTGCCGGTGCGCGGTGTCATCGACCTCGTAGACAGCGTGCAAGATACGGATATGTCACTAGAAAATGACCCAGACAACCCTCGCATGGTGGAAGTTGTTTCAGATTTGAAAACCACTGCTAAGAAGTGGCCAGAACAAAAAGTGCGCTTTACGCCTCAGTTAACGTTTTATGCTCTTGCAGAAGGCACCAGTCGCGTTAGAATCGACTTCTTAATTGACAGTAAGACTGGCGTAAAGTACGAGCAGGAGAGGTCGGTAAGGGACGCTTTCGATATCAAGCTGTTAACAGAAGACGTTGAGGAGATTGCGGACTTTATCAAGAAGGGTGTGTTTCCCAGGTGTGACCCCACATCGTGGGCGTGTACCCCAAAGTTTTGTGGTTACTACGGAAGGTGCCGAGGGAAAAGATGAATATGCTCGTGAACTATAACAGCTTGCCCCAAAAAGACTTTTGGGCGCTGGTGAAGGCAACTGGAGACGCAGCAAGGCAGCGTTTCCTGGCTGCGTGGGAAAAAGTGGGAAGTGGGAAAGTCCTCAAGGATACCGAGGCTCAAAAGGCCCTCAACGACCTGTTCCTCTATACACACCAGCGCATCCAAGCCAAAGGACTCGAGAAGTTTTTTCCAACCCAGCAGTGCTACCCACTCGCACTAGGCACAGTTCAGGACCTCTGGTGGGTGGACCACTTCACAGCGGGCATCAACGCGTGGTCAACTGTGAACTGGTTTAGTTCTAGGAAGAATGCCAATGGCAAATTTAACGGAGCGTCAACGCATTTCATTTCAGACCACCACGGAGACCCTCTCTACCTGGTATCACTGTCTAATGGAGCTTGGCACGAGCCCCGAAAAAACAGAGACAGTATTAGCGTCGAAACTGTCAATGCAGGACGTTTGTTTAAGAACGATAAGGGAAATTGGGCGTACTGGGCGGGTGAGGTTCCACTTAATTTGCTTAACGAACTACCGCCTACATCAATTACTCCCCCATACAAAGGCGCTGAGTACCTGCAACCTTTTACCCTCGACCAAATTACAACTAACATCAAACTCAAAAGACTGGTAAAGATGGCTCTCGGCGAACGCATCTCATCTTTGCGTATGTCTCAGCATTCTGACTGGCGTGAAGGCAAGTCAGACATGGGTCCGATGTGGCCCTCAGCTGAATGTAACTCTGGCGCGTTTAACGAGGGTATGTTCCCGGTTGACCAGCTTGCCATCATTCAGAGTTTTGAAAATTCTCCCCTGAATAAGCCGGAGAAGCTTGAGGACCACTCGAAAATTGAGGAAGACAACGCTGAGAGCCCGGAATACGGCGTAAAAATTCCGACGCACACGGACGATGAACCCGACTTCGGTAAACACGTCCTTTCCGTGGTAGAAGCAAAACCTCACCTTGATAACTTGGGATTTACAAGTGGCCCTGCCAGTATCTACGACTGGGCGTTTAAACAGGCGGTGTCCATGTTCCAAGCTGCGTGGAACCACAAAAAGATGGATCTTGCTCCGGAGGCCGAACTTAAGGTCGACGGTATCCTCGGACCCAAAACAACGAAAGCATTGTTGGAAGCAAGCCAGCAATACGAAAAAGACGGTAGCAACTGGAGGTAAGTCGACATGGACGTAAAGATTGAGACCAAGTGCGGGCGCTGTGGGCGCAAGAGTGAGACGAGCGTTAGCCTCGACCGTGCCAGCGAAATCGTAAATGGCGACAAAGAAAAGACATCGGCTCTGAAAGAGCTCACGGAAAGCATCCGTAATTACGACAGCAAACTTCTCCCGGACGTACTCATCCTCGTAAAGAACGATGATGGTGAGTATGACATTGAAGCACTTGACGACTTGTGCGAGCTCGATGGCAAGCGCAACAGGGGCTGCAAGGCTCGTGTGAAGTACCTGGTGGAAGACCTCATGTTCCGCATTAAGCACGAGGCAAAGCCTGCGACCACAACCGAAACCGAAGGCGAAATCCCCAAGAAGAAACGCCGCACAAAGGCCGAGATGGAAGCCAGCAGGGCTTCTGCGGAGGCGTGACATGGAAAAGCTTGGAGTAGAGGAGAAGGTCGAAAAGACGGCTGAGACTGCTGAGACTGCTGAGACCGTCGTTGTGCAACAACGCTGCCCTTGGTGTCACCGCATAGTTGAAGACCTTGATACTGTCGGCGGACTGTTAAAGTGCCCTGAGCACGGCACGGAGCCATTCGAATGACTAGTGGCGTTAGACGCAAGCAGATTGACCCAGACAAGACGCTGCGGACTATACGCGCACTGTACATGGTAGCGTACAACTCAGAAAAGAGTCTCCTCCTTTGCGCTACCGAGCTGTTCCATTTACTCGGAGACATCCTCGAAGGAACTCCTCCTGAGAGGCTTGTCATGCATCAGATTGATAAGTCAGAAGTTCTAGCAGAGCTAACGGCGCTGTCAGAATAAAAACCAGAAACACCCAGAAGGAACAGAACATGTTTGAAACAGACCCTCAAGACCTGGTTGCGCCCGACGATAACGACGAGACACTCGACGTAGTAGAAGAAAAAGAACCTGTGACTGAGAAGAAAGGAAAGAAAACCGCGAAGACTTCGACCGAAAAGAAGTCGGTAACCAAAGTCGAAATTCCAAAGAATCTGCGTATTCCTTTGAAGGACATCACGTTTCCTGACCGCTATAACCGAGACAAGGTTGGGGATATTAAGGGTCTCGTGCAGTCCATCATAACTGTGGGCCAGAAGGTCGCTCTCCTCGTGCGTATCGACCCCACAGACCCCAGCAAAGTTCTGCTCGTTGATGGTCGGCGCCGTTACGCCGCTATGCTTGAAGCAGGCGTCAAAGACGCACTCGTCACTTTCACGGATGACGACAACGACGTAGACGCTTACCTGACTTCGATGCTAACTAACCTCGCGCGGGAAGGACACAACCCAATCGAGATTGCAGAGTCATTCCAGTATCTCGTCGACTCGGGTAAGAAGAACAAGAACATCGCAGCGTCTTGTAGCAAGAGTGAGGCTTTTGTTTCTCAGCACCTCAACATTCTGAAGCTGCCGCCAGAAGCCATCAAATATGCCCGCTCTGAAAAATTGAAGTTTGCGCACCTGCGCTCGCTGCTGCGTGTCTTCAACGAAGAAGATATCAAGTTCTACGACAAAGTCTTTGAAGCCACGGTGGACAACGACTGGACACCAGAAGATACCGAGAACGCTATCGTCATCTACTTGGACAAAAAGGCTGAGAAAGCAAAGGCAGCCGGAACGAAGAAAGACAAGAAGAAGGCAGGGCGTCCGACCAAGAACAAGCCCAAGCTCAAAGACTACGCAAACCTGTCTCTCAAACTGGTCTCTCAGAAAGAAGCCCGAGCGTACTTCCTAGAGGCCAACGAGTTGGTTGAGTCCGCCAACACCAAAGACCGTGTGAATTACTACAAAGGCATCATCATTGGTATGGAGCGCCTGAGCGGTCTTCGCGACACGTTCTAAACGCTCACTACCACCACGTCTACCCCCACCGGACTTTTGTCCACTAATTGACGCCGTAAATTTTTCAAAACTACCAGCTTAACTTGTCGTACCCGTTCTACGGTCACACCTGTTACAGCTGCTAGCTGAGGAAGAGTTTTCGGTTCAGTCTTTCGCTCGTCCTGAGCAATATTGTAATACTGGAGAAGGATGAACCGGTCACGAGCTCGTATGGGCATGTCATTGAGCACCTTACGGAGTAGAATGGCGTTATCGTTACTAATCGTAAGGTCTTCAAGGTTCTCATCTGGCCCTGGTCGGTTCATCGCTTCTTCTAGTGGCACAATAGAAGACATCGTCGTAATCTCTTCGGCGTTAACGGCGTTAAAATCGTGGGGTCTTCGCTTTCTTCCTAGCTTAACACATTTAGGTTGTAATGTGCGTAATGGGTTATCTGTTCGCACACCACAATGGATACACTCATACGACCCTAGTTTTTGACTTTTCTTAACTGCTTTTTGTTTGTGCGATGGTACGTGAACAATCCCACTTGCGTGTAACTCGTCCAACATTTCTTTGCGTATCCACCAGGACGCGTACGTTAAGAACCGTGTGTCGCGGGCCATATCAAATTTATCTAGCGCCACTAGCAACCCAACATTGCCTGCAGAAATTAATTTCTGTATGACTTCTGCCGATTTGGCGAGCTTTTTAGCCGATGTAACTACAAAGCGTAAGTTGGAAACTATAAGTTCTTCTCGTGCCACAGAGTCTCTGGGAGACCCGCAATATACGCAGTAAACTGGTGGCGCAAAAGCATCAAAACGGGCGCTACATTCGGTACAAGTGATGGCTTTACTTGTTATACGTTTTGGGGTAGACGCACCACAATCAGGGCAGTTATTAACTTTTGTAAGGTGGGGTAAGCGCTTGGCACATTTAGGACAGCTTTTGTAGCGTAAAAGAAGTTCATATTCTCTAGCTGGTGTGAGTACCTTATGCTTACCCACATCGTCGTAATAACTCCTAAATGTGCGACTCTCAAAGAAATTATCCATTTACCTCACCTCCTGTACTAAAAGGGTAATCGAAAGAAGTAGACAACGCAACGACCGAGCGTTAACCTTTAACCCCTTTTCACCGGAGAAGACAAAAATGGCAAAACTGTCCAAACCATCCCAGACAAACACAACTAACGAGGAGAAAGAGATGCCGAAGACTGAAGAGACCCCTGTCCCCGCTGCCATCGAGAAAATAGTGCCTGAAGCTATCGCTACAACTGGGCACAGCATAATCGATGCGTATGCGCACATTCCTGCGTTCGTAGAGCGCTACGGTAAGCCGCTCTTGCGCATCGAGGCTGAGAACGTAAGTAGCGAAGTTGTCGACAAGACTTTATGGTCTCTTCCTGAAGAGATGCAAGACAAACTCTTCGCAATCATCGCTAAGATGAATCCGCAGAAGAAGGGAGTTGTTACCGATAGCGGGCAAACAGATTTCCTTGAGATTCGTCTCAATCAAGGAACTGGTAACGACCAAAATCGCCCTGAAGATTCCGTGTCCGGTCACTACTATCTTTCCAGTGTGGAGAAGATAGGCAAGTCGTTTCTTGCCACACCTCTTCTTATCTGGGAAGGACGCCAGATGTGGGAGCAACGCGGCGACGACGCCAAGGGACCAAACACACCCGAGTGCACGTCCCTAGACCGCCATATGGGAGACCACTATGGCGCATGTGAACAGTGCCCATACCTCCCGTGGCGTGACAACAAACCAAGTCGTTGCGGTAACACCGTCACTGCCATCCTTCTCATCAAGGACTCGTACGAAATTGCGATGTTGCGATTCCAACGCACGTCCACACCGGCTGGTACACAGCTCGTCAAGTTTGCTAAGAGGGGCACTGTACCTTGGGCACGGTGGTACAAGTTTGAAGCTGAAGTTCAAACCAAAGGTAATGACAAACGGTGGTTCATTATCAAAGCCGCTCCCACGGATGAAGTAGTGGACAAAGACCTACAGAAATTCTGTGACGTAATGTGCACCGTCGCAGAGCGTGATTACTTCTATCCTCGTGTGGCCCGCCAGTATTCCCAAAAAGGTAGCAACTCCACTCCTGCTCTCGCTGCGACCACTGCGCCTGACCCCAATGCTCCAACTACAGTTACAGACGAAAACATGGGTGACTTCGGAAACATGAAGCCGTAAGACGGTAGTTTATGTGGGATTGCCTCTACGCTTAAGGCGTAGAGGCTTTCCCCTTTTTTCTCGCTAAAAGGTGCACAATGCCAAAAGACCTAACACCATTTTTGTTGCAGCATGCTCCGTGGTCACTAAGCAAAGTTGAAGCAGTCAAGCAATGTCCTCTCAAATTTAAATACGGATACGTCAACAAGCCCGACAAGGCCGCGTTAAAGCTGACTGACAACTTTGATTCTCGTGTTGGTAAGGCCGTACACAAGCTTTTAGAGATGCTGGTGCTTGGGCATAAAATGGAATCGGCCATCCAGTTTGTCACACGAGAAAATAAGTTGGTGACACGTGAAATAGAGTCACTTGAAGCATCACGTCCTGCTGCGGAGAAGTTCATCTCGACCTTTAACGCCTTTCGAGGGCAGGGTGACCGTCATGAACTTCTAACAGAAAAGAAGATAGCTGCTGGATTTAGCGGCGACAAGAAACCATTCTTTGAGAAGTGGGGGTCAACGAACACCATCCTCTTACGTGGTGTAATAGATGTTGGTTTAATCTACCTCGATAAACCAACAGCCATCATAATAGACCACAAAACAGGAAAGAATAAAGGCATAGCCCATTACGCAAATCAGTTAGACTTCTATGCCTTTTTAGTTAAGTCTAATTATCCACATGTTATGCGTATGATACCCGCAATACATTGGGTGCAAGATAAACAGGTTGAGAACGGTGCCGATATGGATTTATCCCGACTTGACGTCCTTATGGACAAAGTCGTACAGTTCATGTTGGACGCGACTGAAACTATCGACGGGTCTAAACTGGATAACACGCAAACGGGAGTATTATGTAGCTGGTGTGACTACTATGCGCTATGTCCCGAATTTGCCACTCACGTAAACGGTGCTACTAATGACCAAGAACAAGAAAAAGTCCTCGGCGGGGTCGAGTGTATTGGACCCATCAAGGGGCTTAACACCTGAAATAAAGCGAAAAATTTGGCGTCATCTTCCGGCTGAGACCTGGGTCAAAATAATAAAAGACGCTCAGAGTACTCTAGAGCCTTATCATTCAGGCTCTAAAGTCACTTCCTTATGCCCCACAATTGACCACGACGAGACTAGCCCTTCTTTCGGAATAGATACAGACGAGTGTTTTTGTTATTGCTTTGGATGTGGATACCACACCAACAATCCCATTGAACTTTACTCCGTAATTACCCAAAAAACTCTGTCTGAGAGTCTAGGTGAGTTAATCGAGCTCCATAAGCTCGATTTTATTCCTAGGGACATTGCAGGTAAGCTAGAAGAACAACGTGTAAACTACGCTATGAAGGCAGCCGTCTTTACGGTGTGCCATGAAGAGATGTGCAAGGCTATCGCAAATGACTATAAAGGAGAGTACGCGTACGTTAAACCTGCCGTTAAATGGCTCACAGAAGAACGCGGCATAGACATAGACATTTTACATATGTTACCTATAGGGGTTTATCCAACGCTTGCTAACCTTAGCAATAAACTTTCCGATAAATTCCTAGCACGTGTTGCAGCAGAACAATCTCAGAACATAAACTCAATTCCAAATACACCTGACGTAGCTAATGCTGCCGTAGAGTACTTTAGTAGTATGAACAGAGGAGGCGGTGACAGAGACTTCTTAGGGTCCATAGTCTTCCCTCTCGCGTGCTCCGTTAACAACATAGGTAGTTTCAAATTTAGAAAACCTATATCGCAAGGTGTAAAATCCTTCTACGTGCATGACGACCCTTTTGACGAATACTCAGGTCTATTCGGGCTAAACTGGGATTACTACAAAAACTGCTGGGGAGACAAGAAAGACAAACGCGCAGTCTACCTTGTTGAAGGTGAGATGGACGCTCTGTCCATTATGGCGCACATGGCCAAGACAGGGAACACCTCTTACCCGGTACTTAGCGTAAGTGGTTCGTCTGCTACTTCTACTCTAAAGAACATACTAAAAGAAAGTTCCGTGTCTTCCTTGTACTTTGTTGGAGATTCCCCAAACAAAGGAGGAGACCTAAAACCATCAGAAAGCGGTGACAAAGTAGTTAAACGTTGGATTGAGACTATGGGAGATATTAACTCATATGTCTTCACGGCCACCGCTTGGGCTAAACTAGCCCCAGGTGACGACCCTGACTCAGCAGTGCATAGAGTTGGCGGGGATGTCGTTATCGACGAGCTATTTACTAACCAAAAAGAGAACTTTTGTCCGACTAGTAAATGGCTGTATCAGTGTGCGTATACTGAGTTGTCTGAAATTGGAGAAGATGACTACAGGCGCTTCATAGAAAAAGCAGCTGAGTACGGCCAGTTTTTAACGAATACGCTAGACCGAGAGAGTTTCGTAGCGAACGTCGTTGATGACTTTCCGTCCATAAAAGCTGAACCCCTTAAACGCGGCATAGCAGGTCTGGTTAAAACCGAAGCTGGTTTTATCGAGAACTGCCGTCTATCTCTGATGGAGCATCTATATGTCGTAGGTACTGAAAGTGGCGCCGACAGAAAGCTACTCTTACTCGATAAAGAAACTCAGACTGTACACCGTATAAAACTCGACAGTGTTAGCGCTATCGCTAGGGAACTAGCGCCTATTGCTGGACGACTCACTGAGTACGTCCATGACCGCGTTGGTTATCCGCCATTTGTTATCGACCCTTCTACTGAAGAAGGTGATGGCCTACTAAAAGTATCCGACGAAAAAGTAAGGTTTTACATGAACGAAGCAGTTCTTGACCTTGCTAAGGGTATGCCAGACATACACGAAACCAAACTATTTCGTCAGGGTTATCACCGTATCCACGTTACAGAATCAGACATCCGAGAATACATTGTGTGTGGAGAACGGATTATCAAGATACTACGTGAGGCATCTGGGACTGTGTACAAAAAACTTGATGGTCCGCGTGACCAAGGGGTCTTATTCGACACAGGTTACTTACGGGATGCGCGGGTAGAAGACCCTTGGTTTCCTGGTGGAATAAGTGTGGAAAAGCTGAATGAACACAAAGATACCAACTTAGTAGACGTGTTCGATAAGATTGAAGCTCTGTTTAGTACTGGGTTCTATTTCAAAAATAATAACACGGTCCCACCAATGCTAGCGGCGCAAACAATCTATTACGCTATCAATAACGCATTCAAACGCCAAAACATTATGTACGTCACGGGCGAAACAAGCTCAGGCAAGTCCTCCCTCGCAGGTGTGTTCAGCAAGATTTCCAGTCACAAGTCCATCCGGCTTATCTACATGGCTCAAGGTCACATGGGGTTTACGGAAGCCAGCGTTAGCCGTCTAGCTGACGGTTGCCGTTTACTCATGGTTCTCGACGAAGCTGAAGCAGACGAAGGGTCAAGCAAATCTTCTGCTGTGAAAGCCGTGCAAGAAACGTTTCGCGGTGTGGTTAACGGCGACGGAAGTACACGTGTCCGCGCTTCTATGACTAGTCAAGGTGTCATTACCAACGACATCTTTTGTCCCGTCATCTTCTGCGCCATTGGCGGCGTGGAAAAAGCGCAAGACTTCAACCGTATGCTCATCGTTGAGACGCAAAAGCAAGCCGGGCGTGATAGCGCCATTAACATTGTTGAGAAGGCCTTTGGTAAAGAATACGCCTGGAAGTTGGCTCAAGATTTAGCCTTAGGTCTGTACCCGCATATACCCGCTATTCTGCAAGCATACGAAGACATAACTTTGGAGTTCCCAAACTTCAAGACCTACACAGGCGTCGTTATGGAATACAGGTATGCGTCTAGCTTGTTTCCAGTACTCGCTATCATGAAGTACTTAAAGAAAGACTGGATAGGATTTCTGAAGAATTACGTAGAAGATAACGCGGACAACATCTCCAGGGCTGCCAATATTACCGAGTCTGAAACCCTGGTCTCTGCCATGATGCACAACCCCGTCGTTGTGGTTCCCTCGGACAATAAGGATGACCGCCAGATACGCAGAGCATCCATTGCGCAGCTTCTGTCGAATCCCGCGCTTCGTGAGCGTATCAACACGGCTTCCTGTGGAATCTACTTCGACGAAGAGAAAAACCTGCTACTCGTCCTTCTTGACCAAGCCCTCACCGAACTCTTACCGGGGCTGTACACACGCCAAGGGATGAAGAGTCAACAACTACGCCAGAGTCTTATGCGTAGCAACATCGCTTTAACAACTGAAGAGATGTTAGAGAGCGGTATCATTCCCCGCAGTTACATTGTACTAGGTCATGGCGTAAAACCGCACAACGTGGTGGTGCTGAAAGCTAAGTCTTGGATGCAGGACAACGGTAAAGTCTCTACGATACCGCAACCTCCAACTAAAGGTGTGATAACCGATGACGGAGACGAAAGAACCGACGTTGAAAAAACCCAGGAAGAAAGCAAGTCCCTCGGTGGAGGAGAGTCTTTCTCAGCCTAAAAAAATGCTCTCAACTGAATGCGGTATGTGTGCCAATGGCTGGTCAGGAATCAGCTGCCCTGCCTGCCCCCTGTATGGCCAAAAGCACTTCATACACACAGGTGGCCCAAGTGAAACAGACTGTTTTATTGTCTGTGAGTCACCTACAGTAGGCCCCTCTGCCGACGTGTACAAACATATAGGTTGGAGTTCTGGGCTGGAAAAAAACGTTAAAATTCTGCTAAATGATTACCGGACAAAGAATCCAGCGTACAACAAAATAGAAATGTACTTTACGTACGCGGTGCACTGCGAAATTGAAAAGCCACCAGCTATAGCAGTAGAGAAATGCGCAGACATTCTTGAGAGCCAGTTAGTACGCTGTACGCCAGAAGGACGACCCATTATCGTCCTGGCCTTTGGTCCGACCGTACTGCGCTCGTTAGGGATTAAGTTTCAAAAGCACGCAGACGTTGTGGGTAAATTTCACTCTATTAAAGTTAGAGGACGAGACGCCTACGTTTTCGCGTCTATTTCTCTCAAACACATGGTCGTCAAAGCTGGTTATGTGGACATCGTTACGCAGCACATCAACACCTTTATGCAACAGGTGCTCCTGTCCAAACTAGGTAAGCATCCTGTTTTGCAGGCCAACGTAAACAATATTGCAGCGAATTACGTGTTTCCTACAACTGTACAAGAGGTAAACGACCTTGTTGACAAAATCGTCGCTTACGCTCCTAACGGGATGCCTCCTGGACGACAGTTACTTGCTATTGATACAGAAACGAACACTCTTTACCCGCATCGGAAAAAGCTCAAACTACTTACGGTTACTGTCGCGTGGGACGCGGGGTGTGCGGCTTCTATTCCAATCGAGCACGCGGACTCACCGCTCACTCTGGAATCTGTTAGAGACGCCTTAATTCGCCTGTTCAATTCCGAAAACCCCAAGGTGGGGCATAATATCAAGTACGACTTCAAGGTTTTACGCCGTAAAGGCTTTAAGCTCAACAATATCATTTGGGATACAATGGTATGCGAGCATATTCTTGCTGAGGACAAGAAGGGCTTTTATGGTTTGAAGGAATTAACTCGCTCGTATTTACCAGCCTATGGAAATTATGAAACTGACGTAAAAGCGTACAACAAAGACGTGATGGCTGATGCTAAGAAAGAAGCCAAGGACAAAGGTGAAAAGCTTAGTAAAGCTGAACAATTACTTCTTGCTGATGATGGGTACGCAAGTATACCTCTAGATGTCCTCAGTAAATACGGCGCTATCGATGCGGATGTCACTTGGCAGATTGCTGTACGCCAGCGTAAAGCAATGCAAGTAGAGACTGAGAGGTTCGTTAAAGCTAGGGCACCTTTCAATAATCACTCAAACGAAGACCTACGTAAAAAAGGTGAGATACTGTGGACTAACGAAAACCCCACAGTTGTAATTGGCCGAGGACCATCTTGGGACCCACTTATACGCTTAACCACCACACGGGCTATCCCTACGCTAACAACGCTAGCAAGGATGGAAGACCGTGGCGTGTGTGTAGACCGGCCTTATACACAGCAACTCGCAGTTAAGATGGAGCAGTCTTCTCGCGAGGCAGTTATCAACCTTAACTCGATGCTACCTAAAGGCTACTCAACCGCTTTTAACCCTGCGAGCGCTCCACAGATTCGCCAGATACTTTACAACATTGGGTATCTTCACCCTGAGACTGGAAAGCTAGTCTGCTACGAGGGCATTGAAGAACCGCCCAAAACAGAGAAGGGGGTTATATCAACCAACGCGAAGTTCCTAAAACTTCTGGCGCTTAAGCACAAATGCCCGTTCTCCAGGACGCTGTTGGAGTTTCGAGCGATGCAGAAGGCCCGCAACACGTTCATCGAGAACATTATGGTTCTCACACGTGAAGATGACCGGATGCATACGCACTATCACCAACACGGCACCTCAAGCGGGCGTTTGTCCTCAAGTATGGAAAACATGCAGAATATCCCTAAGAAAATAGGGATTCACAACATAAAGAAGATTTTTATACCCTCGCATCCCTCCCTCGCTTTTGTAAACACAGACGCCAAAGCAGCGGAGGTCCGCATCTATGCCGCTTACAGCCATGACAAGAACCTCATACAAGCTCTCAACGATGGCCTAGACCCTCACAGCTTCGTGGCGTCGCTGGTGTACTCTCCCGCAAACATTCTTAAAGGTATCGCGCCGGAGCACCATAAACAGACTCTGGCTACAGTCGGTACAGATGATGAGCACCCCTGGACCTACGAGGATTTCTGTGAGCGAGATGCTTTCATAGATGACGGATTAAAGTTACCTGACGGCAAGAACTCGTCTTTGTTTAAGTACGGAGTAAAGCTCTGCGACCTTCGCAGCATCATTAAGCGCGTGGTGTTCGGAATTCTTTACGGCGCAACACCGGCAAAGGTGTCTTCGGTTGTTAGCATTCCTGATGACCAAGCACAGGTCATCGTGAATACCCTGTTCACTATGTTTCCAGCTATGAAGAGCTACATTCAAGACACCAAAGACCAGCTTAACTCTTTCAACTTTGTCGAGACCTTTATTGGGCGTCGTCGGCGCTTCAATAATCTGCACTCCCTCCCCTTCTTCATGCGAAATAAGGCAGAGCGTCAGAGCATCAACTTCAAGATTCAAAGTACGAGCTCTGACATCGTTATGGACGTGCTGCACCATATAGAGTTACCGCTACATAACGACCTTCGCGGGGAACTACTGCTCACGGTGCACGACTCCATTGGTTTTGAATGTCCCAAGAATTATGTGAGTCAACTACCTGATTTCATTAAGAAGTATGGCGTAGACTACGTAGCCGACCGTTACCCTTGGCTACCTGTTCCTTTCCAATGGGACGTTGAAGTGGGTAATTCTTACGGCGAATTGATGTCCGTGCCTAATTACTTAAAGACCATAGAGAACGTACAATTCCTAGCTCCTGTTAATCCAGAAGACGAAAACGACTTTATTGAGGTTGAGATACGTGAAGACTTGGATGCAGATTTAGGTCTACTAGATGTCGGTTAGCCCGTAGCTTTTGCCTTAGCTTTCTCATCCTCGCTCGTATAGTAGAACTGCAAATCACTCGTCACAATCTTAAAAGCTAGCCACCCAAATATTGCAGCGTGAAGACAGTCATCGGGAAGTGACATGGCATGAGTCCAGACTTTACGGCCAGTGGCCGTAATATCCTCGTACTCGTTCATCATGTCGTCGATGGCTGTCTTCATCTGCTGAATGGGTCCCAGCTCGACATCTTGCCTTTTTAACAGAAGGAAAAAGTTGTCGACAATCGTGGTCTTGTCCACGGTGTATCTGTCAATTTGATTCCAAATTACAGGTTTCGTTTGGCTGGTATACTGAGCCTGAGTAACCTTGTGTACGCCTAGCCGTTTACGTAGAAGGTCATTAGGTGCGTGACCCTCACCTGCGTCACCGACTATAAGGCCAACCTTATAAGACAGACACACGTTGGCAATTTCTTCAATATTATTTACGGGATTAACTCCAGGGTAAGTTTTATAAAATAAGCAAACAAGCTTTTTGTCCCTCGGACGGTAACCCCAAATCCAAAGAGCTGTTCTGGATACGCCCGTAGTACCCCCACCTGTCCAGTCAACACCAGCAACAATAGTTGATATATCAGTGTGTTGTTTGGTATCAGGATATTGCTGGAGTTGTTTTCCAACACATAGGCGCTCGACTTCTTCTTTTGAAATCATACGCGAACCTACATCATCAGAAACTCCTAATACCTCGTTCTTAAATTTTGACTCAGGAAAAGATTCAAATTTGGTTAGGATGCGTTTCCATCTAATGCGCGCCTCATCGTACAAAGCGTAGTCATGCTTCGCCATAGAATGAGGGTTGTACTCAGGCATAAGCGGGGAACTGATATGAAAACCCTTGATATGAAATTCCGCTTCAACAGCCGAATTCTTAAAGTCGTTGAAATCAACCCACTGGCCTATGAAAGGGTCTAGGTACTTCCCGCATTTAAGGCAGATTATTCCTTCTTTACCAATGGACTTAACAGAGTCTACGTACTGATGCGTCTTGCAACCGTCACACTGCATCACCCATTCGGTCTGGCTGCTGTTCTCCCACAAGTACTGGATGGTATTCTCCATTGTCTTGGGTGTACCAGCATATGTCTCGAAAGCATATTTAGAGTGAGAAAGGCACTCGTTTCCTACGATGATGACCGGGTCGTAAAGAATGTCCTGAACCTCGTCATACATGTTCCTATCCGTTGACGGACCACGAAGACGGTCTGCATCGTCTAGGGCGTAAGTGAAAAGCATTTCCGAACCATTTCGGTATTGCTTATGGAAAACACGGTCTGCTAAACCAGAACGTAAGAAGGTGCGGCTAATATGAGGAGAGTACCTCATTGTTTTGGCGACACGTGTGTTAGAAAAACGGACTGTCTGCTCCTTAGTCGGACTTATAAACATTACGGAGAAATGTGGTATAACACTACACTCAGTAATTGCGAAGCTGGCTAAGGTGGTGGACTTACCAACTTGTCGTCCTGTTTTAAATAAGGTGCGTCTGGACCTACAATCGTAGAAAGCGCGGTGCATAGGCCAATTCGTTAAATCGAACTGTTTACCGTTTAGCTTTATCCAAGACTCGGCAACCTCACTCAACGTTGCTTCAACTTTACCTGACATAAGGTAAACATAGGGAAAGAAAAGGAAAATGTCAAAAGAGAAAAAAGAAATTATCCACTATGCAGACCAATATGACATCCCTCGTGTGTCTCCTGCAGAAGCCATTCAACAGATAAAGTTAGGCATAAAGTATGACCAGTTCGGCAGTGTCATCTGCCTTGTGGGTCAATCAGGAGTAGGAAAATCACAAATCATTCACCAAGTTGCGCGCGATATGAAGCTCAGCAAGGTGGCAGACGTCCGGACAGCTCATTTCAGTATTCTTGGTGGTGGCGTTCCCAAACTCCAAGGAGATAACGACAGGTTCTTCAACATCCTGCTTCCTCCTCAGTTTCCAAATGAAGACGAATCCGCGCTCATTTTCTTTGATGAAATCAACCAAGGCATGAGCCATGCCATCAGCATGTTCTTCAGCCTCATTGAGGACCGGCGCATCTACGATTACGAGCTCGGGAACAAAGTCAGCATCATCGCGGCCATGAACCCCAACACGGCCCAATATGTGGTGCAAAACATTGAGAGCAACGCGGCTATCCGGCGGCGTCTCAAGTTCATGTACGTCGTGTCCAACTCCAAAGACTTCCTCACCCACGCGCGCACGAGCCAGTTCCACTACACCGACATGGTCTGTAAGGCGATTGGGCCTCAAAGCAAACCCTGTCACCCATCGGTTCTGGAGTTCTTGGAGTCTTCCCCGAGCTGCATCGAAGACGGCAAGGCAAGGGACAACAACAAGCAGTACCCATGCCCGGCCACCTGGCAGAAGGTCAGCACGGACAGCTACGTCATGGAAGTAGAAGGCATTCCACTGACTGGCGACTTCGCGCGCATCAGGTTCGCGGGGTCCATTGGCATGACCATGGCGCAGCAGCTCTCTGGGTACATCCAGGACAAATCTGCGTTCGTCAGCGCTGACGATGTCGTTCTCAACTTCGAGAAGGTGCGACCAAAGCTCGAGAAGATTGTGGAGAATGGCGCCCTCGAAAAGCTCGTCGGGCTCACCAATGACGTACTCGAATATATCTTCATCAACGAGCCCGCCAACACTGACCGTACGGCTGAAAATTTCATCAAGTACCTACAGATAATCCCCAACGACGCTAGCATTGCTGCGATGCAGCAGATACCGGCAGTCGCAGCAACCAACCGCGCTCAACCGTACCTCAGCAAGCTCATGAAGGGCTTGCGCAACCAGAAGGCTTTCATTGAGTTCAACAAGAGGATGGAAGATGCCCACAAGAGCATCGAAGACAAACTCAAATAAGTTTCACGCTTAGACGTGTCAACGCTGACGCGAGATGGTCTGACCTGTCCTTAACGTACAAATAAGCAGCCGCAAGACGAGCTAGCTGCACACCCACGGCGTTCTCCGCGAACTCAGTGTGCTCTAGCTTGCTCTTGTTGAGGTGTCCCCAAGCTTGGGACACCTCTTTTTTTAGCCCGGTAGACTGCGCCTCTTTAGGTTGAAGCTTGTCCAAACTATCTTCGGCAAACTTTAAGTTCTCTGGAGGGAGAACAAGTCCTTCACGAAACATACACACGGCTGCGTACTGCTGAACATCTTCGTCGAAGTCAGGAACCGTCTGCTCGTCTGGGTCCAAGTTACGAATGACAGACGCCTCGAACACGCCCCACGCCATGTGCGCTGTATGGGTTTCTTGGATAACATCCATACTGAATGGCTGGTCATTGAGCGCCTGTACTGTGCGTTGAAACGTTAAGTTGTCCCAATAGAAGGAAGGCTTCTTAAGCAGCGTAATGGCTGCTTGGATTTTGTCTCTCTCAGGATTGTGGAGAACAAAACCATCACGCTCTAAAGAGAGCCACAAAGATTCAGGTTCCCATTCGAGAACTTCGTCTTTATAGAGTGCCCTGACAGCTGTGATAAGC